GGCTTGGATCGCTCGGTGTTTAGCAGATTCGAACAGGTGTTGTCAGGACACTTTCATACAAAGTCAGAGCAAGATAACATTATGTACCTTGGATCACAAATGGAGTTCTTTTGGAATGATGCCCACGATAACAAATACTTTCACGTCATTGATACGGAAACACGAGATATCACTGCTATCCGTAATCCTCATACTTTGTTCCATCGGATCTATTATAACGATGCTAAAACTGATTACTTACATTATGACCTTACCGATGTAGAGGGTAAGTTTGTCAAGGTAGTTGTAATCAATAAATCGGACACATTTACTTTTGATCGTTTCATTGATCGCATTCAGAATCGTCAAATCCTTGAACTAAAGATTGCAGAAAACTTTAATGAATTTCTTGGAGATAATGTAGAAGATACAGAAGTTTCTGTTGAAGATACATCTGTTTTGTTGGATAGTTATATTGACGCTGTTGATACAGACTTAGATAAAGATCGTATCAAGCAGCAGATGCACGAACTTATGACAGAAGCACAAGCTCTAGAAATAGCATGATTACATTTAAGACTCTTCGTTGGAAGAACTTTCTTAGTACCGGTAACAACTGGTCTGAAGTTGATTTCCTTAGATCAAAAACTACATTAGTCGTTGGACATAACGGAGCTGGTAAGTCTACCATGCTCGATGCTCTTTCGTTTGCTTTGTTTGGTAAGGCTCATAGAAATATTAGTAAGCCTCAATTGGTCAATAGTATCAACAACAAAGGAACAGTAGTAGAAGTTACGTTCAACGCACTTGGCTCAGAGTTCAAAGTGGTCCGTGGCATTAAGCCAAACATCTTTGAGATCTGGAGAGGTGAGACGATGATCAATCAGTCTTCCCATGCCAAGGAGTACCAGAGGGTCCTCGAGCAAAACATCTTGAAGCTCAATCATAAGAGCTTCCATCAGATTGTAGTGCTAGGTTCCTCCTCCTTCATTCCTTTCATGCAGCTTAGCTCTGCTAATCGGCGGGATGTTATCGAGGACCTTCTGGACATTAATGTATTCTCTAAGATGAATGGTATCTTGAAGGAGAAGATATCATTGTTGAAAGATGATGTGAAAGATGTTACCCATCAGATTGAAGTCAACAAGACAAAGATTGAAGCACAGAAGAAATACATTCGTGATGTTAAAGCAATCACCAAAGAAGCCAAAGAAGAGAAGCTCAAGCTCATTGAGGACTATCGAGGTGAGGTGACGACTCTCAATGCCGCAAACGCTGAACTATCTTCTTTTGTAGAAGACAAATTATCTCCAACAACAAAATCTAAGTATGTTAAGGAAGCAAAAGTAAAAGAGTTGCAAACTTATCAGGCTAAATTCCAAAGTGACATTCGAGCCCTTGTCAAGGACGTTAAGTTTTTTGAATCGAACGATACATGTCCCAGTTGTTCCCAGCCGATCACAGAAGAAACCAAACAAGAGCATATCTTGGAAGGAAAAGAAAAGGCAAAACAACTACAGGAAGCGCTTGAGACAGCAACATCTTCTATTTCCAAGCACGTAGAGTCTATCAACGAGCTTAATGTTGTTTTAGAGGAATGTCGTAGTCGACAGTCAAACATTCATGCTAATAATCAGTCCATCAACAACTTTCAGTCTGCTATTGATCGCACACGGACAGAGATTGACAAACTAGACAACAATGTTGATATGGATCAAGCTAATGCAGATTTGGATGGATTGACTACTACAGGTAACAATCTTGTGGAGCAGAAGTTAACACTAAATGAACAGTACAACTACAACATAGTTATTGCTGCTATGTTGAAAGATACGGGAATTAAGACAAAGATTATTAAGCAATATTTGCCTGTAATCAATAAACTTGTTAACCAGTATCTGCAAATCTTAGATTTCTTCGTGTCGTTTAATCTTGATGAAGCATTTCAAGAAACAATTAAGTCTCGGTTCAGAGACAACTTCTCGTATGACCTATTGATTCTTGACGAAACTTTTGACTCGTCATTGGACCACGAAGGTGTTGACAACCTGATGAAAATCATCTACACTCTGGGAGACGATACAAACGTATTTGTTATCTCACATAAAGGTGAAGTTCTTGACGGTAAGTTTGCTGCCAAGATTGAGATCTTTAAAGATAAAAACTTTAGTAAGATAAAGGCTGCTTGATTATGGAAATTAGCACACAAACCATCAACGTGTTGAAGAACTTTGCTTCTATCAACAGCAACATTGTAATTAACCCTGGCAATGTTCTTATGACTATCTCAGAAGCAAAGAATGTTCTTGCTCAGGCAACGGTAAGTGAGGAATTTGATCGTGGGGTAGGAATCTATGACCTTCAAGAATATCTAAATGTTCTTGGGCTTGTAGATAGTCCTCGTGTACGGTTCAATGATAATCATATGCTGATTGGAGACAGCTCTGGTCGTACAACTATTAAGTACTTCTATTCTGATCCAGAGATGTTGACAACTCCCACTAAGCCAATTACTATGCCTGGTAACGATGTGTGGTTTACTCTTGATCAAGGAACGCTCAATAGCCTCAAACGAGCTGCGGCAGCGTTTGGTCACTCACAGCTTGTGATTGAACCTAATCAAGGGTCTATCAAGCTCTCTGTTGTAGATCCTGAGAATTCCACTTCTAACGAGTATTCAATTGACGTCGATGGAGGATATGACGAACAATCATTTAAATTTGTACTAAATATCAGCAACCTAAAGATGGTCGCAGATGACTATCAGGTTGCTGTCTCATCTAAACTTATTTCACAATTCACTGGATCATCAAGTAATATTACTTACTGGGTGGCTCTTGAAAAATCATCAACCTATGGAGAATAATAAATGTCTGATGAAGTAAACCTCGCCCACGCATCCCATGCACCTGTATATGATCTTGGTAATCGCGTTGCTCGTTCAACCGTTGCTGTGATTGATACCATGGTTCAACGAGGTGCAGTTAAAGGCGAAGAGCTCTCTACTTTGGGTCAGCTACGTGATCAAAGCGTACAATTGATTCAAATGGCAGAGACTTTCCAACAAGACCAAGCAGCAGAAGAGTAAATATGTCCCAAGATTTCCTTTGGGTAGAAAAGTATCGGCCTCAGATGGTGGCCGATACTATTTTGCCTACTCCCTTGAAAGAAACTTTCCAAGCTATTGTAGACGGTGGTGAACTTCCTAACATGATGTTCACTGGCACCGCTGGTGTTGGAAAGACAACAATTGCTAAGGCCATCTGTAATCAGATGGGTCTTGATTATATTATTATTAATGGATCGGAGGAAGGAAATATTGATACACTAAGAGGCAAGATCAAGCAGTTTGCCTCATCTGTATCGCTTGGTGGTGGTTATAAGGTAGTCATTCTCGATGAGGCTGACTATCTCAACCCACAATCAACACAACCAGCTCTTCGTGGATTCATTGAGGAGTTTAGTAACAATTGCCGGTTTATTCTAACTTGTAACTTTAAGAATCGTATTATTGAGCCTCTTCATTCTCGTTGCTCTGTCTATGAATTCAACGTAACCAAGAAGAATCTAGCTGATCTCGCAGCGCAGTTCTACAAGCGGTTTGTTCATATTCTTGATCAAGAAAATGTTCAGTACAACGAGAAGGCTGTGGTCGATCTGGTCATGAAGCATGCTCCTGACTGGAGGAGAGTTCTTAATGAAGGTCAGCGGCAGAGCTTGGGAGCAACCGGAGTTGTTGGTAGTGGTGTTGAGAGTGCTGATTTAGGATTTGGTGCTCTAGCTCAGGCGTTGAAAGATAAAGACTTTAAGAAGATGCGTAGCTGGGTAGTCAATCATATGGATGTTGATACAGTAGCCATCTTCCGTGGTCTATATGACAATATGAATGATTTTGTCCAGCCACAGAGTATTCCACAACTCGTATTAATCCTAGCTGATTATCAATATAAGGATGCGTTTGTTGCGGATCATGAGCTAAATATAGTTGCGTGTATGACAGAGATTATGGCACAGGTTGATTTCAAATGAGACTTGCTATAGGATTAGTTATTATATGGTTATTGGTATATGATGATGCTGTTCTGTTCAAAGCGCTTCATCAATTTATAGTAGGATTGTTAATATGAGCGTTACACTGTATACTCAACCCAATTGTCCTTTTTGTGATCTGATGAAAGAAATGTTAGATCAGACTGGATTTACATATGTTACTATTAACATTAAAGAGAATGAAGAAGCGTTGCAGTTCATGAAGGATCGGCAACATCGTACTGTTCCTCAACTATACTATAACAAGATTCATATCAATACTAGACCCAATACACAATCATATACTTCTCGAGAGCTCTATTCCTCAATAGCAGCGGCAATGGATGGTAAATGGCCAGGCGAGGATGGTGGGGTTGAGTATGGAGTATAAATATAGCTATCAACAATAGGATCTGATATGCCATTTTATAGACCAGAATACATTGATAGTGCTGCTACCGGCTGGTATGATTCTGATAATCAAGCCACTGTAATGAAGACCAAACTTGCATTATTTGATAGTGATGCAGCTGGTGATTCAGATGGGGCTAAGTTTAGCTTTGGTACTGCAGGACAAGCATTGGTTAGTGGTGGAGACGGAACAACCATTAAGTGGGGATCTGCTGGTGGTCTTGTACCATTAGAGGCTAAGAGCGGTAATGTCACGGATTTATATTTTGATACTATCTTAGACGATGGACTGTATATTGGATATAGAATCGTGATAGATCAAATCTTCAATACTTCAAATTCTCTAGTGGCACTTCAATGCTCACATGGTACAGATAGCGATGGAGGACCCTGGGTAACCTCAGGGGCAAGTGTATATACTGATGAAACAGGAACATCATCTGAAGTAAGATCTCAATCCACAACTTATTGTATGGTTGCTAAAAGTGATTATTATGGTCGCTCGACGTCTACAATAGAACTTATAACAACCTGGGATCAATTCAATGTTACATCTCAAGGGTTTTACAACCCAGGAACTGCAGGTTCTGGAACAACAAATGGTGTCTGGCAATCTTGGGGAAAAATAGACGGTGGAGCAGGTGCTGGGTCCCTCATCAAACGTATTGGCCTCCATTCAATCTCTGGCAATATGAGTATCAGTGCTACACTATATGGATACTTGAGACCTTCTTAATAATAGGGTATACTTTACACTATGAAACCATTTGAATACTTAAACACTATCAACTACTCAAAAGAAGATATCATGATCGATGATATGACCGAGAAGTCATATAACGGTTTTATGATCAATAGATCATTAAGTTATTTTCCTGACACTGTTCAGTTTGCTAACCTAATGAATCGCTACCACCACATGGACAGTAAGCTCCAATATCACTTTCTTATAAATATCATCCGAAAGCGTAAAAGATTTTCGAAATGGATGAAACCAGAAACTGAGAGTGATATTGAAGTGGTTAAGCAATACTATGGTTATAGCGATGAAAAAGCTCATCAAGTATTATCCCTTCTATCACCTGAACAAATAACTATAATAAAACAGAAGGTGAATAAGGGTGGAAAACGACAACATAATTGAATGGACTCCAACTGATATGTTGGAAGTTACATTAAACGAGCCAGATGACTTCTTAAAGGTGCGCGAAACTCTTACACGGATTGGTGTAGCCTCCCGTAAAGATAAAAAACTATTTCAGTCTTGCCACATTCTTCACAAGCAAGGCAGATACTTTATTGTGCACTTTAAGGAGCTATTTCTTCTTGATGGTAAGAAAGCTAACTTAGATGCCACGGACGTTCAAAGACGCAACACAATTGCAACTCTATTGAGCGATTGGGGCTTGGTCGATATTGATGGATCTAGTAATCTAGATTGTGCTCCTCTACGGCTGATTAAAATTATCCCATTTAAAGAGAAGAACAGTTGGGAGCTTTGCCCAAAGTATAACATCGGAAACAAGTGATGTTTGATCCTGAACTTTTTGAAGCTATTGCAAATAAAAAAGTTTATCACGGAAAGCTAGATCTTCCAGCTGAAGCGTATCCAGATTGGAATCAGCTTGTTCCATATTTTGATATGTCGTTTTTAAATGGAAATCGTAGAGCAAGAAATCCTCATAAGATATTTGCTGAGGTAAAAGATAGTGATTTCCCTATAGTGAAGAACATAAGCGTCGAACTTAGTAAAAAATTAAGTAAAGTTGGTATAAGCAGTCATTGTTATGCTGGATTTAGTCCAAATGCATTTGCATCACCAATTCACGCGGATCCTATGCAGGTGTTGTTTATAATGATACAAGGTTCAATGCCTTGGAAAGTTTTTGCTAACGGTAAGGATGAGAAATCAACATTCTCAAGACGGTTAAGTCAAGGCGATTATGTTTATGTTCCCAAAGGAATATATCATGTTGCGTTGCCTGATAGTTCACGAGTAGGATTCTCGTTTGGGTGGTGAAATGTCAATAGCAAATAGATTTTATCCAAATTTATATACTACCGCACCTGAACTTGTTAACGATACAATGAAAAGGGTTATGTTAAATATGTACAACATAATTAAGCACAATCCTACAATGTTAATTGAAGAAAATAAAGACGACTTTACATCGGATTTAAATTCTAATGGCATTCATTCTTTACAAATGGGTGAGTTGTTACTTAATTATTTTACAGTTCCTTTTGCTCAAGCTATCAACATTCCTTTAGTTCCAACATATTCTTTTACAAGAACATATCATAAAGGTGGATATTTAGGAGCACATAGTGATAGAGAAGCCTGTCAATATTCGATGACGATTTGTCTTGGTACAGAGCAAAGTGATAATAAGACGTGGGATTTTTTCTGTAGATCAAAACATGTTCCGGATTCGCAAAATAGTAAAATCAATGTTGATCTATATACGCCAATTATATAT